ATTAGAGGTTTCTTACATCGGCTGGGGAAGAGATGATGAGTCTTGGGTAATTGATCACCATGTTCTTTACGGAGACCCCTCTACACCGCAACTGTGGACGGCCTTAGACAGTCACCTGTTTACTACGCATATAACCAACGACGGCAGGCAGCTCCCTATACGAGCAACCTGTGTAGACTCTGGTGGTCACTTCACAAATACGGTATACTCCTATGCCAAGAAGAACTTTGCGCGCAGGGTGTTTGCCATTAAAGGTGTCGGCGGTGAAGGTAAGGCGATAGCTGGCAGGCCATCGAAAAACAATATTGGAAAGTGCATGTTATTTCCGATTGGGGTTGATACGGTCAAAGACCTTTTGTTTGCTAGAATGCGAATAAAGGATGAGGGGCCGGGTTATATTCACTTTCATGATGACTTGAATGATGAATATTTTAGACAGCTTACTGCTGAGAAGATTGTTACTAAGTTTTCTAGAGGATACAAAAAGAGAGTATTCCAGAAAACTAGACCAAGAAACGAAGCATTAGATTGCTTTGTGTATGCTGTTGCAGCGTATGCAATTTTAAATGTAGATATTAACTCTATTGCTGATAAGCGCGATAATGAAACACCGCAGCAAGAGGTTAAGGCAGATAAGCCAAAACGGAACTCATTTGTACCAAAGACAAATAGAGGCTTCGCAAATTCTTGGCGGTAAAGGGTAAATAAATGGCAAATGCTTTTGATGCGGCTAACGCTAATGAAGGCGTACCTACACAGATCGTAATTGGCGATTATGTGCAATGGAAGGTCTCAGGCTTGGTTGATGATTATCCAACTGATTCATATACCTCTACTTTTATTGGTCGCCCTACGTCTGGCGGCTCAAATGAGATTAGCGTAACAGCAACTGGTCACGCTACTCATTATCTTTACACCATATCTAGCACTGATAGCGCCTCTATTGCCAAAGGATCATATTCCTGGCAGATTAGGATAAAGCGCAACTCTGATAATGCTCAGGTTGTAGTTAACCAAGGTAGCTTAGATGTTTTAAGCGATATCAGCACTTCAACATCTGACAGCCGATCTCACTCGGAGATTATGGTAAGCAAGATAGAGTCATTGCTTGCTGGAAAAGCTGATTCAGATGTATCTAGTTATTCTATCGCAGGCCGATCTCTAACTAAGTTGTCCTTCCAAGAGCTGCAAGATGCTCGGACTTTCTATCGTGGTGAAGTCACAAGGGAGCAGAACAACATAGACCTAAAGAACGGTCGTAAAGGCGCGTCAACTATACAGGTGAAGTTCTAAATGGCACTTTTTGATTTCCTCAAGCCTAAGAAGGCACCTAAGAAGCAAGTCTTTAAGAGAGCTTACGCAGCAAACAACCAAGGTTACCTGTTTAGCGACTTTAAGGCATCTGAGGCTAGTGCTGACACAGAATTACGGCCTGCACTCAAGAATTTACGCGCTAGATCGCGTGATCTGGCAAGAAATAACGAATATGTACGCCGATATCTGGACTTATTGAAGAATAATGTCATTGGCGACAAAGGATTTAACGTACAGAGCAAGGCTTATGACTCTGTAGGAAAGCTCGATACTGACGGTAATCAGCGGGTGGAAATGGCATTTAAGTCGTGGGGAATGCTAGGAAACCCTACCGTAGATGGCAAAATGACTTGGATTGACGCGCAAAAGCTCGCAATTGAGGGTTTAGCCCGTGATGGTGAGGTATTTATAGTCAAACATCGTGGCGCGTCGTTTAAAGACTCGTTTGCGATTGAGTTTATCGAGCCTGATCAGGTAGATGAGCAGAAAAACGAGAGATTAACCAATGGAAACGAAATACGCATGGGTGTTGAGCTGGATAAGTTCAAAAAGCCTGTCGCATATCACGTTCTTAGCTATCATCCCGGTGATTACGACTATACGACCACTGGGAAGTCAACAAAGCACATAAGAATACCTGCTGATCGCATGATTCATCTGTTTAAGACGTATCGTGCCGGGCAGACACGCGGAGAGCCGTGGTTATCTTCCAGTATAGCTGCTTTGAAGCAATTGGGCGCTCTGAGAGAGGCTGCTATTGTAAATGCGAGAGTTGGCGCGTCTAAAATGGGCTTTTTTACATCTCCGGCTGGTGATGGATTTGTAGCTGATGAGTTAGATGGCAACATGCCTATTATGGATGCTAGTCCAGGCACGTTCCATCAGTTACCTAATGGCGTAGACTTTAAGTCATTCGACCCACAGTATCCGAATAATGAGTTTGACCCATTCCATAAGTCAGTCTTGCGAGGCATATCTGTCTCTATGGGTGTTGGCTATCCGACTCTCTCTGGCGACTTAGAGGCGACTAGCTACAGCACTATTAGACAAGCCGCGCTAGAAGAGCGAGACAGTTACAAGAACTTACAGCAGTTTATGATTGATCACTTTGTATGTCCTATATTTGGATCATGGTTAAGCAGCTCGATGGAATTGAATACGTTTGGCATTCCTGTTCGGCAGTTTGATCGTTTTTATACTGCTGCTCAGTTTAGAGGTCGATCATGGTCTTGGGTTGATCCGCAGAAAGAGATGAATGCTGCCGTGCTAGGCATGAAGAATGGCATATTGTCCCTGCAAGATGTTGCTTCTCAGTATGGTAAGGACGTAGAAGAGCTTGTATCGCAGATTGCTAGAGACAGAGATACTGCTGAACAGTTTGGTGTGAAATATGCGCTTGAACCGTTTGGAGCAAACCTAAATGCTATTGATCCTGATATAATTGGTGAAGATGATGCCGAAGTACAAGGGTAAGGAGATTAACACCCGGCCAACTGATGGGATGGTGTCAGAAGCTAAGAAAGGATTAGCTTGGCGCAAAGAGCATGGTAGGGGCGGCACAGAAGTTGGTGTAGCCCGTGCAAGGGATATACAGAACAGGAAAGAGCTATCTTTTGATACTGTTAAACGCATGTATTCGTTCTTTTCTAGACATGAAGTCGATAAGAAGGCAGAAGGATTTCGCCCTGGTGAGGAAGGTTATCCCTCCGCAGGCAGAATAGCTTGGGCGCTGTGGGGTGGAGATGCTGGATTTTCGTGGTCGCGCAGAATTGCAGGCCAAATTGATGATGATAGAAGTGAAGAGGCTGTAAACATGGACAACGAAGTTGAAGTAGAAGAGGTTGTCGTATCCGCTGATGAAGAGCGTTCCGAAGAGGTTGTTGTTGAGACCGAAGAGGAAGTTTCCGAAGAGGTTGTCGAGGAGATCGAAGAGCGCAAGGGTGTAGAGGTTCATCACCGCGCAATGGAAATGGATATGTCTCCAATTGACGAGGATTCGAGAACTGTTAGGATCGCAATATCAAGCGAAGAGCCTGTAGAGCGTTCTTTTGGTAAGGAAGTATTAGATCATAGTGAGAGTGCAATTGATTTGTCATTCTTGGCTAGTGGTCGCGCCCCTCTGCTACTGGATCACGATCCAGAAAAGCAGATTGGTGTAGTAGAATCTGTAGAGCTTGACGGAAAGTCGCGTAGACTGCGCGCTAAAGTTCGCTTTGGAAAAGGTGAACTTGCCCGTGAGGCGTTCTCGGATGTAGTTGATGGGATTAAGGCTAACATTTCAGTTGGCTATTCTATCAGCAAGATGGATCGGGATAGAAATGATCGAGAGACATACCGTGCCTCGTCATGGAAGCCCGTAGAAGCAAGTTTGGTGTCTATTCCTGCCGATATGACAGTTGGCGTTGGGCGGTCGAGCGAACCTTCACACAAACCCGTAATTAAAACTTCATTTGTTGAGGAAAATAAAATGTCAGAAGTTGATATTGAAGCGGTTAAAGCTGAAGCACAGCAATCCGCACAACGTAACGCCGCTCAAATCGTTGAGCTTGGTTCTCGCCACAATCAAGGTGAAATGGCCCGTAAAGCAATCGCTGAAGGTCGTTCTATCGAAGAGTTTCGTGGTGAGCTTTTAGAAAACATTGGTTCACAACGCGCCCTGGAAGATCAGGAAGTTGGTATGACCAAACAAGAAGTTAAGAAGTTCAGCTTGGCCCGTGCTGTAAATGCTCTGGCTAACCCAACTGATCGTCGCGCTCAAGAAGCTGCTGCGTTTGAGTTTGAGTGTTCACGAGCTGCTGCTGACCAGTATGGCACAACTGCACAGGGCATTATGCTTCCTGCTGAAGTTCTGCGTACTTGGAAGCGTGACATGAACAGCGGTGATGATGCTGCTTTGTTCAGTGATGACTTCCGTGGTGGTGACTTCATTGACGCACTTCGCAATCAATCATCTGTTATGCAGGCTGGCGCTCGCATGCTGGGTGGTCTGAGCGGAGACGTTAAGATTCCTAAGAAAACTGCCGCTTCTACTGCTGCTTGGATCAGCACTGAAGGTGGTGACGCAACTGAAAGCGAAATGACTGTTGGTCAGGTGTCTTTGGCCCCTAAGACTCTCGGTGCATTCACTGACGTTACTCGCCAGCTTCTGATTCAGTCTAGCCTAGACGTAGAAGGTCTGATCCGTGATGACTTGAGCCGCGCTCTTGCTATCGCAATCGACAAAGCTGGTCTGGAAGGAACTGGTTCTTCTGGTCAGCCTACTGGTATCCTAAGCACTTCTGGTGTTAACCAGGTAACTAACTTCGCAGCAGCTAACCCTACTTTTGCTGAAGTTGTTACTCTTGAGACTGCTGTTGCAGAAGACAATGCTCTTCAGGGCAACCTGTCTTACATCATGCCTGCTTCAATGTACGGCGCTCTGAAGACTACTGAGAAAGCTGCTAACACTGCTCAGTTTGTTGTAGAGCCAGGTGGCAGCATCAACGGATATCGTGGTATCGTTTCTAATCAGGCTACTGCTGGTAACCTGTACTTCGGTAACTTCGATGACCTGCTGATCGGTATGTTTGGTGGACTTGACCTTACTGTTGATCCATATACTATGTCTAAGAGCGGTACTATCCGCCTGGTTGCTTTGCAGTCAGTAGACATGGCTGTACGTCACGCTGTGAGCTTCGCTTTCGGTAACGATGGCGCGTAAGTAGTAGTAATTAGTCGGGGGGTTTCGGCCCCCCTTCTTTACTTATACTTGTTTACTGAGCAGGTATTATTAAAGGAGATAACCATGAAGTACGAAGTAGTTAAAGGTTGTGTTATACAAGGCAAAGGCCATCAGGCTGGAACGGTAGTTGATCTTGACGATAAGATGCTTATTGAGACGCTGATGGGAATGGGCAGGCTTATTCCTCATGTGGAGGAAGAAAAGGTAATAGATAGAAGCCCTGTGTTAAATAGCGGTGTTCCTAAGACTCGATCTAAGAAGAAAGCATAATGATTGAAGGGGCTGCTGAAAGGTTAATAATGTTAGCTGATTTCGGTGAAACCGTTTCGTATACACCTGTTGGTGGAGTTTCTAGTAAAGTTAAGGCGATATTTGATCAAGTGTATGACGCGGTAGAGGTAGGTGGCTCTGTACCATTTGCTCTTACCCAGCCAAGGCTTACACTTCGATCTTCTGATGTATCGGGCGTTGCTGAAGGCGATTCTTTTATGATTCGATCTTTTATGTACAAAGTCAGTATTGTAATGGCTGATGGCACAGGTATCACTGAACTAGCTTTAGAGGCTCAATAATGGCTCACGTTAGGAAGTTGCTTAGAGATAGCGTAACAAGCGCATTGACCGGCCTGGCTACAACTGGCTCTAAAGTTTATCAGAGCAGAGTCTATCCAATAGCGCCTGATAAGCTGCCCGGATTGCTTATATACAGCCGAGCAGAGACCACTGAGTACCAGACTATAGGTGTGCCTAGATTGCAGCTTAGAGCGACATCCTTTACTGTAGAAGCATATGTAAAAGGCACTACCGGGTACGACAATACAATAGATCAAATATGCCTTGAGATAGAAGAGGCATTGTACGCAAACAGAACCTTGGGCGGGAATGCTCAAGATGTTATGATAACTGGATTTGAAGCAGATTTTAATGGTGATGGAGACCAGCCGGTAAGCCGCGCTACTCTTACCATTGAAGTGCAATATCAGACGTTAGAAGATAACCCTGATGTTGCAGTGTAATGGCGATTTTCGCTGACGTTAATTAACGCGCTATGGCGCTTAGAGGTAGTTTAAAATGGCAACATATGTAGGTAAAAATGGCGCGGTATACGTTGGTGCGAATGCTGTAGCTGAAATTAAAGATTGGTCTTTAGAGACAACTTCAGAAGTAGTAGCTGATACCGTGATGGGTGATTCTTGGGTAACCAATAAGCCTACATTGAAATCATGGACTTCTTCTTTCAACGCAATTTGGGATGATGCAGATACTACTGGTCAGCTTGCCCTAGATGAAGGCGCAGAAATTACTCTGAACCTGTATCCAATTGGCAACACTACCGGGAACAAATACTGGTCAGGTGCTTGTATTGTGACTTCTGTCAGCAAGACCGCTGCGGTAGACGGCTTAATCGAAGCCTCATTCTCTGTAACTGGAAATGGCGCA